GGCGCGGGGCCAAAATTTGAGTCGGATCACCCGGGCCCTGTTGACCCATACCTTGCGGCATTTGTGGCATCATGCCTTGGGGCATCTGAGGTGGCATCTGAGGCGGCATCTGAGGCGGCATCCCTTGAGGCGTCTGAGGCGGCATCCCTTGAGGCGTCTGAGGAGCCATACCCCCTGCGAGGGGAGGAGAAGGCATGGCTCCGGGCATGGCTTGAGGTTGACCCAAGGTGCCCATCTGATCTTGCGACATGCGCAAAGCGTTTTGTACCGCTTCGTCTGCACCGCCACCGGCAGCCAAAGAAGCAATCCCAGCACCAATCGATTTGGGTGATGCCTGTGCCATCAGGGTTCCCGCAGGAGTCCCACTGATGCCAAGAGCAGAGGCAGCGGCCACTCCAATTTCAGGTCCAGCGAGCATGCCCGCCATTGATCCGAGAAGAGGTACGAGAGATGGTAGGGCCATTATGTTGTGCTCACTGTAACTGACCCCACTGCGCCAGTGGCCAATAGGCCACCAACATGAGGCGTGTTTGCTTTTGTGATCTTAACAAACCCGTCGTGTTCGAACAATGCTCCTGTTTCGAGCCCTTGGTCGGTTGATTGCAGGTTTGTTATGGTCAGCGTTGTAACTCGAGAATCACCCGGGTTTTGTATCTGCGCGAGAAGAAGGGAAAAGCTCTGCACCAACTGGGAAAAGTAGATTTGATCGTACTCTTTCGGTGGAACGGCAAAGTAAGAGCGCGTAAGGCTTCGAGACATCAGCGCCTCCCATCTGGACGCAAATCGATACGCGGACTACCCAAAGCCCAACGCACGTTCCGAACCGAAGAGTCAATTCGAAGTTTCATCTGACGGCCCCGCAACCTGTAGAAAAGCTGGTCTGTGCGTTGATCGGCCGGCGCCGAAACAGGATCCCGATAAGTTTTCGTCTGACTCTTATTGTAGAGGCTCGAGTAAGAGTTTCGCACGGACAGTGTGATGTCGGCAGATGGCTGCGGTTCTGTCGAGCCCGAGAAGTCCAAGTCGGGTATCATCCTACGGATAAGCATGAATTGCTCACCGTCAGCGATATCGACCGGAGAGGACTCAATGTAAGACTCTATGGGCTGCGATGGGTTTGTCGAACCGTCAGTGATTCCGTTTTCGTGCTCGTACACATAGCTGTTTGTGTCTGTGGCAAGGGGGTAGTCGAAAATACCCCTGTCCAACCAAGCGGTTCTCGACATGGTTCCGATCGACCACGTTTGCTCGAGGTAGTTGTATATCACGTATCGGTCCACGTCGTTGCTATTTGCGGACGGATAAAACCACCAAATCTCAGAGTATCTTCCGTTTGAAGCACAGAAAACCTTTTCAGATTGGTTCTCGTTAAAATCAGAAAAAATGTAATCTCGAACGGTGCAAGGAAGACGCTGAACTGTACCGGCATAAACGTAAAACTCTTGTTTCCCCATCCAGAAAACAAAGTCGTCAGACGCGATAACGGACCGAGGAGACATGATCGTTATGTTCTCGGATACGGCCCCAACACCAAATGTGAAGGGTGGTCCGAGATACTGCATGGCGTAAAGAGTCGTGTCTGTGAAAACCATGATCTGTTGGCGTGTTTCCACTGCTCGAACGATTTCAAACCCAGAGCCAAGGCGGAGTTCACCCGCAGTGTTGAGTGCTGTGGACCCCCAGTCAGTAAGGGATTCTTGGTTAGAAAAGCGAATGATCAGTGGGTCTTGGTTGCCGGGATCAGCTTCTGGATCGCAGCCGAACGCAATGACGTGGCGATCCCTGTCGCTGACAAGAATCTGCTTTGCAACCGTCGGAGCTTTGTTTGATCCGGGCAAATCAGAAAGATTTACCGCGCGACCCCCAACAGAAAAATCCCAGTAATAAATACCACCGTTTCGAGGGTTTGCGAGAAGGTCTTCGCCAAAGGCATCCATCGACCAAAGTCGAAGTGAGCCGCTCAAAATTCCCGTGGACGAGGCTGAGCCCCACCCATCTTGCCCCCAACCACCGGCGCCCCATCCAAGACCCGTTATGGCAGAATCTTGACCCGTTTGAATTTGGTACGCCGCAACGACGGAGGAACCACCGTTTCCGGTATCGGAGGCGCTTGCAACGACTGGCGTTGTGTTAGTCGCACCATCGACCGCAGTTCCAAGAAGGTCACTAACCTCTCTGGCAGTAATGACATATGTGCTGCTGTCTGTGACGCTGGCAATTTGATATTCTTGGTTCAAGATGTCTGCAGTGATGGTTCCACCAAGAGACACTGCGCCGGAAAAGGTAACGAAGTCGTTTGGGTTCGCACCATGATTTGAATGCGAAACAGTAATCGACGAAGAGCCGTCGGTCGCAGAAAAGGTGACATCCCCAACTCCGCTAGTTAAGCGTATTGGCGTGATGTCCTGAAACCCACTTCCAGCTTCCAAGATGAGCTTGAGATGAGTACCAAAAGCGGTCAGGCGATTTGAGTCCAAACTCGACCAAGCCGTAATCCGAGAGCATGTCCCAAGGAGAGAGTTGCTATATTTCTTCGTCCAACCAAGAATGGACTCGGGAAAGCCCTTCTGAAATCGAACCTTATCGCAATCGTACCAACCACCTTCGTTGGTGTAATCAGTAACTTCCCGGTTGATACCAGCGCGAAACTGAAATTTCTGAAACGGCATGCAGCGATCCTTTCGACTGGGATCATCTTACACTAGGGTTGGCGCTCAAACTAGACGCTCAACTCAAGTTGTCAGAAACGATCCACCCTTGAGTTACAAATGCTCCCTGCAAAATGGGATCACCTAGGCGTAGCTCTTGGTTTTCTGAGACAGGTGGTGTTGGGTCGACGTTTCCCCAAGCGTACCCATACTCGCGCAGATCCGCTTCTTTGACAAGAAACACACCGGGGTTATCCTTGCGAAACTCAACCGTCCCGGCGTTGCGGATTGGGTTGGTTAGTTTGTAAAGTGTGTTGTTCATGACCTAGCCCAAGTTGTATTCGCTGACTTTATTTGATCCAGCGACGTAAAGCTTTGTCCCATCGCTCTTGAAAAACAAGGATGTGGGTTCCGTAGCTTGTGCCGAAACAACAAAGCTTCTTTTGAAAGATAGCGTGGAAATGTCCCACGCGCTCGACAGATCATATTCAAAAACAGCATCGTCGGCGCTCGCAATAAGGTACATTTTTAAACCGTCCACCCTAAAGAAAAGGTCGCTCGGGTTTGTCCCAGACGCAAGTCCTGTTGCTTGCACGGAAGATTCCGTAGACAAATCCCACGCCACACTGAGATTGGATTCTTGAATACGATTGGCAGAATTTGACGTTATGTAAAGCTTTCCCCCATCAGGCTTAAAAAACAAGCCCAGCGCCAAATTAGTCCTTGCGGAGCAAGACTGAGAAAATGTGGCAGTCGAAATGTCCCAAGCAGTCGAAAGCGTGTACTTTAAAACAAGAACGTTGCTGTAATCCAAGACGTACATGCTCAGCCCGTCTGACTCAAAAAACAAACCGCCGGGAATTATGCTAAATGAGAGCGTTGGGGGACTGCCGTCCGTTTGCACGTTGAACTGTCGAACTTCGCCTCCGGTGGAGACGTCCCACGCAGTCGAAAGACCGTAGTCGTAAATAATGTTGGCAACACAAAAGAAAAACTTCAGCCCATCGGGCTTAAAAAACAAACCAAACTCCGAGTTTGCAGAGGAATCAATTGTTAAGCTCTGCGCAAAAGAAGCGGAAGAAATGTCCCATGGACCTCCCCCAGCAGATGCAGCGGTTAAAAGCCTGCGCCTCACGCGGTGGCCCTCCAAACCTCAAGAGCTTTAAAGGAAGAACCAACTCCAAAAAGCTGAACGACAATCACATCACCGCTCGCTGCTGTTGGAGCACCGACGTCACCCCAATCCGCAGACGTGATGGCAAGCGTGTGGGCCCCTCCAAAAGTGATTGTGAGCGTGCGAACCCAAGCCCGTCCCGTGGGGGTTCCCGTTACCGAGACCGTGGTGTTTCCAGAAGTGGTCAGAGTGAAATCTTGTGCGGCGGACACATTCAAAGAGGGGGTCGTCCCAGACAACGCAGATGTGTCTTCATCGACATCTTTGACGCTCAGGTTTCCGACCAAAGAGACTTCACCAGAAGAACCGGCCGTGACAACCTTGTTGGCTTCTGACGTTCCAAACGCGGCAACACCGAAAGAAAAAAGCGCGGACAAATCGACGACAGCTGCCCCGGAACCACCACCGTTGGCGTAAACAAGGGCCGATCGACCGTTGGGGACAGTGACGTTTCCACCGGATCCTTGGGTCAAAACAACACTCTGTCCGCTTGCGTTATGCACCCAGAAGGCTTTGTCCTGATCGTTTGGTGAAATTGTAACGGTGTTTGTACCGGATGGACTGCCACCAAAAATCAAAACCTTGTAGTGACCATCACTGAGAAGGCCATCCGAAGTGGTGAGCGTGTGAGTCGTACCAGAAAGAGCAATTGTACCAACACCACCAATAGCGCGATCGATGATATCGAAATTGGTGTTAGCCGTATCGCCCCAGAGACCAACCTGCTCGCCGTCTCCCGGTTTTTCGATACCGTTGTTAGAAGTGTACGTGCTGGCCATGATCAGTCCTACGCTGCGATTTCAGTCCATATCGTATCAGATGTAGCGGCAATATGCCCGCAAATTCAAATGCTCTGAAGCTCAGCGCTCATTGTTTTGGCCTCAAAACTTTTCCACGACGATACTCATCCGTAACTTCTTTCGCCTCACCAAGCTGCTTCAAGCCAGCGAGCGACTCCTGAAGGCGACTGGCGTACATCTGCATGACGTCCTGCTCACCCTTGATGAAAATGTTCGCCTCGAGAAGCGAACCGTACAGAAGCGTCATCTCGGCGTTTTGACTTAGCCATGTTGAACCAGAGTCATCGCCAGCAGTGATGCTTGCTGGGCGATAGAAGTAATGAATCTCGGCGGTGTAGTTTACATCCGGCGTTGGACCTAGCAAAAAGTTTGTCAGATCGAACTGTGCGTAATACCGCGGTTGGCCGGTCGTTGTTGGGTCCGGGTTGTATTCCTGCACAAAACTTGGATCTTTGAAATCGATAAAAAACTTGTCCCCATCGGCACCCGCAAGAGATAATGAGAATGGGGCAAGAAAATCATTCGGACACGTCAGATATTGCTGACTCGCCGTTGCTGTTAGAGATTCGTTTTTCCGAAACAAGCTGAGCTGCACTTGCTTTAAAATGCGCTCTTCGGCCATGCGAATGAACAGGGGGATGTTGTTGACGAAACTGGTTTCGTCGTTTTCAACATAATCCTGAATCGCTTGCTTCAGCTGGGCGTATGTAAAACTCATGTCATCCCCAAGATAACCCCACCATCTAATCGACGGTACAATCCAATTTGTAGCATCTTATGATGTTGCTGACGAGCCATTATAGGATCCGAACAATTGCGCTCGAGGCATCTGCTGTCGGAAAGGTGACAACAAAATTTGCAGATGACGCTGCCTTGTCTGAGCCGAAATCCAATACAGCCACTGCCGGGTCCCCGGAAACCGTATCATTGTAAATCAAAGCACCTCGAGCAGTGAACGTGGCTCCAACCCAAGTTACATCTGAAAAATCAACAAAAACTGTTGTCCCAGACACAGAGACAGCGCCCCCGGTAATCGTTAGGGTTTCTCCAGTAGCCGTGTAACCTGTGCCAGAAACTTCGTTTGTCGAAGAATAGGCGGTCGTTGTTGCATCGAGCGTAGCGGAGCTCGTGTAAAGAGCAATTTTGAAGGTGTGCGTTGTGAAGTCATGCACCCCCTCCATCAGCTCCTTCTTAAAGCTAGTGCAGAGTGTTTGCGTAATCGCCATATCGTTATCTTTCCACGTATTTTTCGACACCAAAGTCCAAGATCAAATCCGGGACCTTACCGTTTGCCAAGTAATCCGCATAGAGGACTTCTTCAGGGATTACCGTTACCTCAACTTGAGACAATTTTGCAGTCGCAAACAAGCTGTAATTTTCCCAGATTTCTGGTGTCCTAACCCCCACGTACACTTTGAGCGGCTCAGTTCGATCGGGTCGCGGATTCCGCAATGCTTGTGGGTCAGGACCGGCTTTCGGTGGCTTTAGCTGCGGATGCTTGGGCTCATACTCGTCGGGACCAACAAGCGCACCGGTCCACTCTCGCTTCATCTCCTTGAGCTTGTAGCGAAAGCCGGATCGGTCAGAAATCCCATAGGCGCTTTTTCCAGAGGCGTAGCTCATGGCTCATCGTCTCCCGGGCACCAGACGCAGCGGAACGCGATCTTCGTCCTCTTCGGCCGCACGCTGAAATTCTTCTTCGTAAACCGCCTTGAGAATCTGCAGGCGCTCAGGTGCGCGTTTCATTGCAAGGTAGTAAGCGAGGCCGGCCACCATGCAGGGATAAAAACGAAACGGGATTGCGGTCGTGTTGACCAGCGCATCAGCATCCTCGATGCGACGCACGCAGTAGTACACCAGCTCGTCGGTCGAGTTCTCCGGTGTCTGCCAAAGATTGATCACCGGAGAAATTTGCCGATCAAAGTAGAACTGTGATGGGCGACCCTGAGAAGTCTTGTTTGGGAAATCGAGATACTGTTTGCGGCTGATCCGCTCCATCTCGTAATCCGTACCATCACGACGAAGCGCCATGTCGAGAATGTCGACGACGTCGGCAGCCAGTGTTTCTTGCGCCTGACCCTGAGTGAGCGTCAGCGTTGTCTGAGTGACTGTCCATAGATTCAGGCCGCGGTTCGCCCAATCGGCGAACATCAGGTTCATCGATCGACGAGCCGTCTTGGCGTCATAGCCTGTGCGCATCTCCAGCCCACAACGCTCGTACGCCTCCTCGATGATCTCGGCGACGTCGATATTGAAATCTCTGGATCCGGATGTGGCCATTGGGACTATGCCTTCTTTGTTTTCGGCTTGGTTCGGCGAGCAGCGCTGACACGCTTACCTGATCCCACCGATTTCTTTTCTGAAATCTTACGGCTTTTCTCGGACTTTGTCATCTCTCCTGCGGTCTTTGGAGTTTTCGACGACACGCGCTTAGTTGGTCGGCAATAGGGTGTGCCGCGCTTTTCACCTTCTTGGCGTCCGCACGCCTTGCCCGTGCGGACGTCTTTCCAGTCCTCTTTGAACCAGCGTTTGAGAGCGGCACCCTTTTCCGTCTTGCGGACCATTAGAACACCCTCGCACTCCGCTGAGTCTTGACCAAACCACCGGTGGCCATTTTCTTTTTGGACTTGTTACCCCAATTGCTGGCGCCAACCTTACGACATTTCGCGATCGCCCCACTTGCGTAGGCCGAAGGAAACACGTCGTAACGCGCCTTCACTTTGCGGTAACAGGCATCCTTTTTGGCCATCAGCCTTTGCCCATAGCCATTTGTTTGCGCGGGCTACAGGCCATCTGATCGACCTTACCGCCCTTGGCGTACTTGCGCTTGGGCGAACCGGCCTTAACCTTACCACCCATCATGTAGCCTTTTTTCATACCTTTGGACTTGCAACCGGGCATCGGAACCTCCGTTATTTGCCTGCTCATGTTAGCACGATTCATATCAACAGTTCCACTTTCGTCTGGACCAGTAGTTCGCACTAAACTTATCTGAACCACCTTTGATGCCACCGGATCGAGCACAGTAGCTCTTTTTGCGAGACGGCTGATCTTTCTTGATCGACATGTTCGGATCACCAAATCGAACAAGCTTTACCTGATCACCCTTCTTGGCGAGCACTGCGAACTTCTTTTTGCCACCCGGTGTGCGTTTAGGTTTGTTGTAGCCGGAGAACTTTTCTCCTCGGTATTCAACAGCCATCAGAGCGGACCCCCGTTCTTGATCAAAATCATGTCGTAGCCAGCGGTCACAAGCGCATTGTTTGTACGAACGGAGACTCGAACATCAATGTCCGATTTTTCAGGAAGGCGAAGCGGACATGTGAAAGCGTACACATATTCCGAGCTCGCCACCTCAAACGTGTGGCCAATCAAAAAACGATCACCGGGAACACGGTAATAAAACGTCCCTGTCGCGTCGGCCGTGTTTTGAATCGTCATAACGCCTTGTGTCAGATAAACCGTGTAACCCGCCGGAACCGTGTATGTCCCTTTCAGGGACTGACCAACCCCAGCAACGATACGAGCAACTGTTGTTGCGCCTTTGAGTACGTTAATTTGACCAATGTTTGCCGATGTCCCGTTCATACGAACGGTGTCGATGCGCTTGAACACCGTCGAAGAGGTGTTTCCAGTGGCGCTTGTCAACGTAATCGTAGTTGTGACTGGATTATAGTCCGCGTCCAACCCGGATATGATGACGTTTTTATTCGCATCCCCAGCGTCAGCTCGACTGACAGTGACTGTCCCTGCGACATCCCATGCGGACCAAGGGTACAAAGTGTCGTTTACGTCCCATACCGTACCGGTTTGGTTGTTCGACATTTGAGGAACGCGAGCGATTCTGTGGACAAATTGGTGCCCGGGGATTTGACCCCGGGCAACCTGCAGCTCAAACGGTTCCGATCCGCCCAGCTGGGATATGGACCGAATTTCGTGAGTCATTTGCGACCAACCTGTGAGATCAGCGCCTTGATGTCGTCGCGTATCTCAGCCAACATCTTGTTGGTGTCCTCACGCGACTGGCGGCTGGCTTCCAGATCCTCTTTGCGCTGGTTCCATAGCCGCTTGATCTCTTTTGTGTTTTCGATGCTGCGTGCCTCCAAGCGAATAAGCCAGACAAGAAAGCCGATGAAGCCGAGGGCGACTGGCCAGAATTGAAGTAGTGTGTCGGCCATCTTAGCCCTCCGTGTCTTACAACCAAACCCGAGACGGACTGCTCGGTGTGACCCCGTGGGTCGCATTAACTGCCTCGACGTCATCTCGACGCGCATCACCTATAAGACGGATATTAACGTGCCAACCGGGTACAGGTGCAGTCTCAGGGTACTCAATACCACTTGGGTCTGTCAGCATGTTACCGGTTGGCTCATAGATGATACCTACAATATCAATCGCATAGTCAGGAGTGTTCTTGACCAGATAAGGGTCACCTTCAGGGACTTCTGTGGGTTCACCAGTCTCTTCGTCAACCACTGTGAGATAGTCCTGCTTATAGAAGGCTGAGAGGACTGTAGGCATATCCGCTTCAGAGTCCATCTTCAGGTAGTAATCTGTAGTCATCATTCTGAAGCCTCACTTATGCCAGAATCCCCAATGTCCTCGACAAATACCCTGAACGTGTCGATAAACCCGTTGAAGGTGCTGCCGATTTGAATAGGCGTAGAGGACAAGTCCGGCAAGATTGTCGGTGTCAGGTCTGCCGTTAGGGCTGTTCCGTCTACTGCGCCGTTGATGAAGTTGTCGCCATGGCGGGATGCGATGGAGAACGGTACGTTGATACCGGGGGAGTAGGCTGTTTCGGCGGAAAACACTTCATCACCCACATTAGAAGCCTC